TCAGGAGGATTTCTGGTTGATTCCCCCGTTTAAGATCCACTCCACAATAGCAGAGCGCAGATATTGCTTAGGATAGGTCCGGACCGGTTTGGGGAAATTATAGCGCTCGGTGTATTTGCGGATGGTCACGCGTGAAGATACTCGGATCATCCGCATTGCCTCTTCCTCGTCAATCATTTCAATGTCTACCATATAACCCACCTCATACCACTTTCAGGCCACGACAGTGGCACCAGACTTCATAATTAATTACCGGCAGTTTCAGTTCCAGCCGTACCCGTTGCTCATCGTTTGCTGTCATCATCATTCCCCTCAATGCATAATCGGTGCTTCTGGCACACCTTCGATCTGGATGTGTTCGATAAAGCTGTCATGGAGGAGGTTAAGCCCCTCCCGGCCAAGTGCTGATAACCTGAACCCAAATTCTTCGTCAGCAATAACCATGTCCTGATACATCCGCAGCGCCAGCTGCTGGCCAACTTCTGGGCCGTATTTCTCAATGGCGCCGGCCTCAATATGGTTAGCGAGTGCAAAGCGCTCCGGCCCGGGGTAGACGCTGATTGCCCCGCGCTCTCCCACATAGATAACGGCTGTATCAACGCCGCCTTCGTCGTTCGGAACGTCGATAGTCCCGTTTTTCTCCAGCTCCTCAGTGATGAACACGGCAGCCAGTAACCAGCGCCAGAGGATCAACTCTTTTTCGATATTGAGCGTGATCCAGTTGCTTTCTACCGCTTCCATGATGCAGGCCAGAATTTCCATTCCATCGGCAAGGTGTTTGTCATAGCGACCGTTATCCAGCAGGCGAATAGCAGCGGAGTAGCCAATCACCCGGTTTCCAGACCGGATCCCTGTTGAGGTTGGTTCCGGGTTAAGCATGTTCTGAAGCATTGCGAACCTCTCATATGTGCCCGGCTTGTCGCCGGGCTGGTGGATCATTTAACCTGGATAAAAGGGGTGTTTGTTCCGCTGGTCATGTACTGGGGCAGGGTGCCATTCCATTTGTTGATGGCCTCCAGTTGCAGTACCTCAGGGTTCTCACGCAAGGCCTGCCCACGGATCTGGATAGACTTTGCTTCTGCTTCAGCCAATTTCAGCTTTGCATCCGCCTGGCCATCGGCTTCGGCTCGTAACATGTTGGCTTCAGCTTCACGTTGTTTAACTTCCTGCTCGCGCTGCAGCGTCTTCTGGTTGGCCGTAACTTTGGCGTTGATGCTTTCGATCACTGTCGGCGGGTATTCCGGACGGCCAACGTAAGAAAGGCTGATCACCTGGATACCAACCGGCCCCATATCGGACTGGATCTCTTTCAGTGCGTTTTCAAGCAGCTCAGCTTTCCCGCCGTCAATGAATTTATCGGTGCTCATCCGACTTGCGAGACGATTAAGGGCGTCAGCAATTTTCTGCCGCAGGTCGGTGTCGGTGATGTCGTCCACGCCTTTACGGTAGGTCTGGAAAACGGTTGTAACTTTGGTCGGATCAACCTTGTACGCGACCCCGATGTGGTAGCCGATGGTGGTGCCATCGCTCATCTGGAAGTTGAAAGCGTCTTCATACGTTTTCATCTGCTTGAAGGTCGGAAAGATATAAACCTCGGTATTCCAGCCGGTCCAGTAGCGTCCGACTCCGACGACTTCACCGACGCCTTTATCGTCACCCAACTTATTCACCTTGATACCCACGTTGCCGGGCTCAACTCGATCGCAACCAACAAGGCCGATGGCAGAGAGTGCGATAATTGAAGCCATAATTGCTTTTTTCATTTCTTTTCCTTCGTTACGGTAAGCACAAGACCCTTACAAATGGCGTAGATGCACGGCGGGGTCAGAATCGCCAGGGCAAAACCGGATATAACTGCTGTCGTGTCCTTCATCGAAATGAGGATCGGAACGAACAGCCCATAAACGCTGGCGACAATCACCACCGATAGAACAACGCGTAAGTAAGCAATCATCGACTCAGCCCTCCAGGCTTACAGGCCTGTAGTTCTTCGCGCTCTTTCACGTAGCGGTCGTGCATGGCATCCCACTTTTTGCACCACTTTTGCATTTCTCTTTTGCGGGCGAGGATGCGACGCAGCCGGCGAACGGTGCGCTGGTGGGCGTTAAAATACTCAGTGGTCACGGCGCCACGTTGCCAGCTACTCAGTTCTGGATTCAGTGGATGAATTACCTGCACGTCCGGATAACGCTGCTTGAAACCAGAACGCCCAAAAGCTCGGGAGGTCATGAAGAACGCCAGGTAACGAATTGCGGTATCCCGGCTGAAGCACCGCTTCATGCGTCCGTGGCGGATCGCGGCGAACAGATCACCAACTGGCGTTGGGTGCTTTTGCAACGCCAGGTCAATGGCGCTGACAGTTCTGTTGTCAATCATTTGTCTTTCTCCCGGTTATAGGTTTCATGACTCATAACTTCCCAGTTCCGGCCATCATCTTTCGATAACAGGCGCCAGCGTGGGTTAACCTTCAGGCTGAGGTAGCCGGTGCGGCGCATTCGCCGCGGGAATATCCGCCGGCGCCGATATCGCAGCAGGACCTGCAGCGCCTGCAGGTGTACCCGCTCAGGAATGCGTATTGCTGTCAGTGCCACAGTGATCCTCCGTCTCGGGTGCGATTACCTGATATCCAGCTTCCTGAGCCAGATCGAGAAACGCCTCGAGTGAGCAAAACATGTCTTTTTCTCGCAGTGGGTACTGCCTGACGAACTCGCCATCTTTCAGTTCGATCACCACTCGCCCGGTAAAACCCGGCTCACAACTTAATTGCACCATTGGTGGGGGAGCGGGAATAAGTACGCCACGATATTCAATCATTCTCATTATTTAGCCCTCGGCTTTTAATGACTGTTCGGCCAGCGTGGCAATGAGTGCATTCATAAAGTCCACACCATCGGGCGTTAATTTATTAACGCCCATGCAATTCGAATAATGTTCAGAAATTAAATTTTCTGCCTGCTCGCGTTTGTGGGTGTCATAAATCATCGCTTCGAAAAGTTTGATTAATGATTTTGTTAAAATATCTTCATCAAGTTCAACGGGTAACGTTGTTCCATCGTCCATTTTTACGAGCTGAAAATAACTCCCAGTCCTTCGCATCATTGAATCAAGCTTGGCGCGAACGAGGTGACGGCGACGCGTTTCAATCAGATTTGTTTTCACGGCGCTTCTCCTCGGCCTCTATCCAGACAGAAATATTTGATGCGATATTTAGCGCCAACCCCAGCAATGCTTCGGTCTGAGGAGGGTTCATTTTTTTAAAGCAAAGATGCATCAAATCTAAGAGTTCATTCAGGTTATTAGCCTCAGTTACAACTTCTTCAATACTTGTGCTGGTTGCTGGATTCCACATAATTACCTCCCATACGCTTTGCGCAGATAAAGGCCTGCTATGATTTCGTGTCCATTAGCTGCATAAAGCAGGGCTGTTTTATATGCGTTACGGTCGACGATGAAACTCATAATAGACCTCTCGATGAATTCAGGGTGTAAGATTCCCCACCGCTTAAGGTGTTAATTAAACTCGCTTTGATTAATTCAATTTCGCTTCGATGTTTTTCAGTTCACTGCAAACCTTAATCGCATAGTCAAAAATTGCAGCTGCCATATACATTGCGGGTTTACCATTGTCGCAATCTGTGAAGTAAAACTCGTTATAAATATGCGCAAGCTCTTCGAGTTTTCTGGCTGTAATGGTCGCGTGAAATATCTCATCAGAAATATCGCTCTCACCATGTTCCCTTTGGGGGGGGCAGGAGAGTCGCTTAACGATTTGATATATTCGTTAGTGGTATCCAGGGTCTTCTTCATTGAGCGAATTAAGCAAGCCATTGCACAATCAGTTTCGTGATCTTCATTACTGTGCTTATAAATCAGCTCCAGAAGAACTGTGTTCTCGGCGATATCCGCCGCGACAATTTCTAACATCTGAATCGGACTGTTCATTTGTCTACCCTTTTATTTCTTCGATGGCGGCAGAGACATACATATCAACAAACTCAATTATGTTTATGCTGAGCTCTCTTTGCGTAGCGGTACCATCGAGCACGCGAGCCACACCGATAAGCAGATGGATGTTATTGAGGGCATCCGTAGCGTTAAGAGGTAAGTCTTCAAAGTCATTCATTTCTCAGCCCTCTCTTGTTGATAAATGACCTCGCTCATATAAACGTAAGCATCCCCCGCGAGTCTTTTAATAAGAGAGGCGATTGAAGAAAGTTCAGAATCCGCTAGTTGATGCGGGTGATCTTCCAGCAGTGAGCAAATTAATTCTGCCTGGAATGTTTTTTCCGCAGCTTCTTTAAACTGGTTGAATTCAGCAACTGACATTTTCATCTCATTGACTCCGTTGTTTGTCGATGAAGTAATTATGTACATCATGTTCATTTTTGGCAAGAACAAAATGTTCATTATTCGATTTGTAAAATGAACATTATGTATATGATTTTGATTTTGAAGGGAATTAATTAAAAAAAATCCCGGATTGTCCGGGATTATATTAGTGGCTGGGGTTTAGCTTGCTTTCCAAATCATCATCTTCTATGTGTCTGGATTGCTTGAGTATTCCAGCGACATATTCAAGCTTCTCGACTTCGTGGTAAGGCATTGTTATTGGCCTATGATCTTGATTGATGCTTGTAAACTGGTACTCACCATCACGGTCATAGCCTAATACCTTGATCATGTTGTGTCCGCTCTTAGTTCTAACGAACACCTCATCACCAGGGCAAACGTTTTTGTTTGGCTCGACTAACACAAATTCTCCTGATTGAATGCGTGGCCACATGCTGTCACCCCTAACTCTCAAGCCAAATGCATCAGGGTCATCGCTGTAAATTTTTAGCCAGCCGTCATTTTCTTCCACCATCTCAATGCTGCCGTCAGCGCCTAACATTGCTTCACCTATAACCCTGACAAGTCCATTTTTTATTTGACCTATGTACTCAATTGTATCTGAACCATGCCTGGTTGAAGTTTCAGCAATATCGCCATGTTGAAGCCAGAGCGGGTCTACCTTAAGGAATTTGGCTAGCAAGAAAATTTTATCTTGGCGCGGCATAGTCTCAGCATTAAACCACTTGCTGACAGCCTTAGGCGTTAACGACAGAGCCGAAGCGATGACTACACCACGCCCATGTGTATCGATCCCCGCTTTTTTACAGGCCAGTGCCAGCCTCTCGGAGAACTCTTTTCGCACTTTTTCATTTTGAACCATGTGTACACCCTATATCAACTTGCATGAACTTTCTATTCCATTTAATATGTACATTATGTTCATTTTGTCGTCGGGGTAAATATGTTTTCTCAAATACTGAGAGATGTTGGTTTAAGAAAGGTTTCCGAGGTTACAGGGAGGACTTTGCGCCAGGTATACAAGTGGGAGGTTCTGAACACACTTCCACGCAGCGATTTTACAGGCGAAACGTTCCTCGCGCGGGCAATTGCAGAGGCGTCTGGTGGGCTCTATTCAGAGCAAGAGGTGTTGGCAGCTGCGATCGAGGGGCGCCGCCAGCCCGCTACGAGGGCATGACATGTCACCCGAAGACTTCATTCGCAAGCACATCACGGCGGCGTTGATGGCCGAAGGCTTCTCTGAGAGTGCCGCAGGGGGGGGGGGCTGAGCACGGCGTCGATTATTACCGGAGAAGCTCACAGGCGAGCAGGAAAGGGGCGATTTTCGATGATTGCCTCTACCGAGCTCGTCAGTGGGCTCTCGGGCAGACAACCACCGCAGAACGGAAAGCAGCAAAGAAAAAGCCGGGGCGAGCTGGTGGAGTTCATCCCGGCCTGTTCTGACTTCTGCTATGCACATCAAATCTACCTGGCGGGGTAAATTCATGAAAAACCTTAGCAGACAATCTGATTACAAATCAAGCGCTGGTGAGCTTAATGTTTCCAGAAACGGGCGGCATTAAGGCGCTGGACAGGCTGTATCACGATCCACGGGGGGTTGTCGTGCACGTCACCGGGTGGGATCGCGAAAAGCAGCAGGTTTATTTCACCAGACCGGGTTATCCGCATGAATGTATGCAGCCAGTCTGGAAGTTTCAACAGTACTTCACGAGGGTTTTGGTATGAGCATGGATCTGATGGTTCAGGCTATGAAAATTAAGGTCGGAAACCCTTTGCGCAAATTGGTTCTTCTTAAGCTGGCGGATAACGCCAGTGATCTCGGGGAGTGCTGGCCTAGTTACCAGCACATCGCTGACCAGTGTGAAATTAGCAAGCGTTCGGTGATGAATCACATCGAAGCGCTTTGTGAGTGTGGACTGATCAAAAAAGAGCTTCGGACAGGACCAAAGGGGAATTCCAGCAACGTGTATCAGCTCAATTTACGTAGTGCAGGAGATTCACCAGGGGGTAGTGCAAATCGTTCACTACCTGGTGCAGGAGATTCACTACCTGGTGCAGGAGATTCACCAGGGGGTAGTGCAGGAGCTGCACCCAGAATCAGTCACTCTTTTGAACCAGTCATTGAATCAGTCAATGAACCTATAAAACATACTGGCGCATCGGCTGACGCCTCTGCACCGGCTCGTTCTGCAAAACAGGATTATTCCCCTGAATTCGAAACAGCCTGGCAGGACTACCCCAAGCGAGCAGGTGGCAATTCCAAGGCGGCAGCCTGGAAAGCCTGGAAAGCCCGCCTGAAAGACGGGGTTAACCCTGAAGCGATGCTGGCAGGCGTTAAGCGCTATGCGACCTACGCCCGTGCAACCGGCAGTGTCGGTACACAGTACGTCAAGCAGGCCGCTACTTTCTTCGGGCCCGATCGTCACTTCGAAGAATCCTGGCAGGCGCCATCCGCTCCCGGAGGTGGGCACAACAGCACTATTGCCCGCCTGTCTGGACTGGGGCGCATGTCCGACGATTTTGGCGAGTCTGGTGAGAACCTGAATTTTTGAGTGAGGTGGATATGTTGAATTTGAATCAGCTCAAAGAGCGTGAAGACCTGAGAGCGCAACAGGAAAAACTCGGCGATGAACTGACTTTCGCTGAAGAGCATAAACTTCCATGGGGCTTCGAGGGCTGGAACTCGAATTACACCTGCACGATATCCTGTCCGGAGCATGGAGACTACGAACAGTTCACGCTGGTGGGCAAAGATTTTCGCGGAGCGGAGACTTTCAAACATTCCCGCTGTCCGGCCTGCATCCGGGCGGAGCAGACCAGAGTCAAATCCAGCCTGCGTAAACTTCACGTGGCCAGCCTGCTGAACGACGCGGGTATTACTCGCCGCTTTGGTGACTGCGAGTTTGAAAATTATCTGGAACTCAACCCTGAAGCCTCCCGCAACCTCGCAGCCTGCAGGCGCTACGCAAACAACTGGCCTGACGTTCTGGACGCCGGGAAAAGTCTGGTGCTGACAGGCAGCTGCGGCACGGGAAAAAATCATCTGGCGGTCTCTCTGGCGAAAAACATCATCCGCAACCATCTCGCCACCGTGGAACTGACCGATGTGATGCGTCTGACTCGTGCCGTTAAAAGCACCTGGCGCCACAATGCTGACACAACCGAAGAGAGCGTACTGGATCACTACGCTTCGCTGGATCTGCTGATTATCGATGAGGTAGGCGTGCAGTTCGGAAGCCCGGCAGAGATGACTATCCTGCACGAAGTGATTAACGCCCGCTATGAAAGCGTTCTGCCAACCATCCTGATCAGCAATCTGCCACCTGAGCAGCTGAAAGAGTTTATCAGCGACCGTATTTTTGATCGTGTGACTGACGGTGGGCGCAACTACCTGGTATTCAACTGGGCAAGTTTTCGTGGGAATAACGGGGGGCATGCATGACACCAGTCTGGCGTAACGACGAACTTGAAGAGGCGGTCATCGGCGCATTGTTTTTGCGCGGAGATGATCCTGAGGTGCTGGATGTTCTCTCCCGACTGCCTGCAAGCACCTTCTCAGTTCGTCAGTATCGGGAAATTTACACTGGCATCTGCCGACAGGCCCGCGGCGGCGGAGTAATTGATCCGTTACTGCTTTGCGAGTCGTTGCCGGCACTCCAGACCACAATTCTGGCAGCCACCCGTGTCAGTTGGGCGAAATCCGCGTTGTTATCTTACGTTGATGTGCTGCGGCGCAATGCTGGTGTACGTGATGCCGAAGCAGCACTGGAGAAAGTGCTGGAGCAAATCAGGAGTGCCAGAAACGGAGAATCAGCCCTGGCCGCCCTTGAAGCTGCGAAGCTGACTGTATCGGCGATCGACATTTCAGCAGATACCGTCCAGCCCGTTCACATCTCCGAACTGCTCACCGCAGTGGCGGACGAAGTTGAATCGCGGAGCCAGGGGAAAGAAGAGACCAGGTGCCTACTCACTGGCATTGAGGAGCTTGATGCTATGACCGGCGGCATTGAATCGACAGATCTGGTGTTTATCGCCGCGCGGCCATCCATGGGCAAAACCGAGCTTGCACTGGATATCATCGACAAGGTTTCCGCTCAGGGCCATGGCGTGCTGTTTTTCAGTATGGAGATGTCGGACACGCAGATCACCAAGCGCATGGTCTCCGCTGCAGGCGGGATGTCGATGTCTCGACTGAAAGCCGTGGATAAATTCGAGGACGAAGACTGGGCGCGGTTCTTTAACGGCATGGAACGCATGGCAACCCGCAACATCTGGATCACCGACGCCACCGGTCTGACTATCGACCAGATACAGCAAACCGCCACGCGCTACCAGATAGCGCATCCGGAAATCGCGCTGGTGGTCATCGACTATCTGGCGCTTATCAAAATTCAGAGTGCTGCGCGGTACGATCTGGCCGTTGGCGAAGTATCCAAGGGGCTTAAAAACCTGGCTAAATCCAATAAAACCCCTGTCCTTGCGCTGAGCCAGCTGTCGCGCGGTGTCGAATCCAGACCCAATAAGCGGCCAATGAACTCCGATATGAAAAACTCGGGGGAAATTGAGGCTGATGCTGACTTGATCCTGATGTTGTACCGAGATGAGGTTTATAACCCTGAATCGCCAGCAAAGGGTATTGCCGAAATCAACGTGACAAAACAGCGTAATGGAGAGCTGGGGACCATCTATCGTCGATTCTACAACGGTCATTTCCTGCCAATTGATCAGGAGGAAGCTCGCCAACGTTCGACGCCGCAACCAAAGGCACATCAACGCCGTTACACGAAAGGGAGCCGGGCTGGCCATGAAGATTTTTAACATTACACCAATGGGCAAGCCGAGGATGACCCGGGCAGACAAATGGAAACAGCGGGAAGTGGTCATGCGCTACCGGGCATTCTGCGATGAGGTCCGTCTGAAGAACGTTGCTATGCCGGAGCAGGGCGGACACATAACCTTCGTGGTTCCCATGCCAAAGAGCTGGAGCCAGAAGAAGCGAGTAACGATGAACGGACAGGCACACCAGCAGAAACCAGACGCCGATAACATGATCAAAGCGCTGATGGATGCTCTGTTTACTGATGACGCACATATCTGGGACTTTCGTGTAACAAAAGTCTGGGGTGAATCCGGACAAATTTTAATTTCTGATATCGGAGAAGTGGCCGCATGAAACTGGAAGCATCGTTAAAGCATTTCAGCCCGCAGGGGATGCATATCAGCGACGACGTGAAAAGCACATCGCCGAATCGCCTGAATGGCACAGACATTATGACCGGGATCGGTGTGACCAGCAGCAGGGCACGCTTCGGCCTGGCCGCTTTCTTCGGAAAGGCTGGTATCAGCAAAACGGATGAACAGCTCGCAGTTCAAGCGCTGGCGCGACATGCCATTGATACAGCACCTAAAAACGTGCGGAAGGCCGCAGGTAAAGCGCTGGGGCGCTGCTGCCTGGTGCTGGCGCAGTTTGCCTTTGCGGAGTACTCACGTTCGGCGGCCACCAGCGCAACGTGTCACAGCTGCAGCGGAACCGGCTTTATTTCCAGCCATGAAGATGTAATTAAGCACCCTGGTATTTTCGATGCTGACGGTGTCGAAGTGAAGGCCCCAAAGATTAGAAATGAACTGGTGAAAAGGGTCTGTGGAGTGTGCGGAGGAAAGAAAGTGATCCATGCGCGATGCAGGTGTAGTGGTAAAGGGGAGGTCTTAGATCGCAAAGCGACCAAAGAACTTGGCGCACCGGTTTTCAAAACATGTGAACGCTGCTCTGGTAATGGCTTCTCTGTTGTACCCTCTGCGACGGTACACCGCGCCATTCTGAAGCGTCTCCCGGATCTCCATCAGTCTTCGTGGTCACGCAACTGGAAGCCGTTCTATGAAGGGCTGGTGGATATGCTTCACAAAGGAGAGAGACAGGCAGCGGCTGAATTTGAGAAGGCGACCATTTATTGATGTGATCGAAACAGATGGCGGCAAATTTTTGCACGATAGAGTTGACTTTGCATAAAATTGTCCTGTATTATTCTAATCATGGATACGTACATCCAAATGAAACTGATTCTGAACCCTGCCAACCGGCGGGGTTTTGCTTTTCTGGGGGAAACGATGCAGCAGCCATATTTTTTTAACCCGGGCATGACCACTCAACAGCTTGAAGACTGGCTTGGGCAACAGAAAATCTATCTTGCCCACTTCAACCGTCTGATAGCAGAAAAAGCCGCTCTTGAGGAGCGGCTGAGTCAGATCTCTGCGGAGATTGGGCGAGTCGCTACTGGTAGCTTTGAAGGAATACTGAGTTTTCCCTGGGATCCCAGTCCTCTTGTGGAAAATCCTCAACAGGATAGTGGCCAGTCGGCAGATTGAGTGACGCCAGGACAGCGGCAGCATCTTCTGACATATAACTGGGGTTTAGTTGACTGGCAATGATAAAGAGACAGTCGTTTAGCGAGAGTCTTCTAATCTCTTCAGGTTTCCACTTGGTCATTTCGAAGATAAGGTGATGAAGAGCCTTATCGTTATCAAGATAATAATAATCCGATGAAAAATGTTTCCTGTACTCATCGAGAATACATTCAAGAGTGAATATTTGTCCTATTCGATACCAAACCTGCCTGGCTCTGTAACTGTGTGAGTCTGCCAGTAATGTTTGGGGGAAGTTGTTATTTTGACAAACCCGGGACTTGATTACCTGTAAAAGGTCTGAGTACTTACTCATATTTTCACCAGTTGATGTTTTAATCATTTGCGAATCAATTTTATCAAAGAGAAAAACAAGCCGCTACACGCTGATAACATCAGGCTGGGCGGTTATGGTGAGCCGATACATCAGACAAGCAGAGTATTGAAACCAGAAAGACTGAATGTTAAATTTCTGGTGTGGTGAATCCCCCTATGCGGAGGGGCATTGCCAGTCTGATATGTTTTTTTGCGCATTGCGAGTCGTCTGTGGACTGGCGGCGACTTACCGGGAGGCACCCGGCACCACACCTAATAAAAAATGATGATAGCTGTAAGGCCCACTTCGGTGGGCTTTTTCTTTGGGCAAAAAAAAGCCCGCATGGTTTCATGCAGGCAAGGCAGTTACATTTAGATTTTGTCCCGGTATATGTTTTTTGTCCGGAAGTCGAAAGATACTGTCTCGAATACATTTTGTAAATAACGGATTCAAATCACAAGGCCATGCATTTGCATGGCTTTTTTATTATCAGGTCCCGCGGAAATCATCACCGACATGCTTCGTTGTTAAATCCAGCCTGACGGGCCTGACCTTCTCACACACAGCTTCCCGATCTTTCATCGGAGGCGGTAACTATGGCTAAGCGTATGCAAGACAAAGAGAGCATTGCCGGGATGTCCTGGCTGGTTCTGCTGATCATTGCTTGCTGGGGTGGACTTGTCCGCTACCTGATAGATGTGAAGCAGAGCAAGGCAACATGGAGCTTGATCAATGCTCTTGCCCAAATGGTGGTTTCAGGGTTTACCGGCGTTATTGCTGGCCTGGTGAGCATTGAAAGCGGACTGAGCATTTACATGATACTGGCCACTTCCGGAATTAGCGGGGCAATGGGTTCTGTTGCTTTGACCTATTTCTGGGAACGCATTACCGGAGTTAAGGCGCCATGACAGCAGATCAGATTATCGAGGGGATCCTCGGCAAGGAGGGTGGTTATGTCGATCATCCGTCGGATAAAGGCGGGCCGACCCGCTGGGGCATCACGCAGACCACCGCGCGTGCACATGGCTACACCGGTGATATGCGGAACCTGCCCAGGGAAACAGCAAAGCAAATCCTGCTGAGCGATTACTGGACCGGCCCCCGGTTTGACCAGGTGGCAGCTCTATCTACGTTACTGGCAGATGAGCTTTGCGACACTGGCGTGAACATGGGGCCATCTGTAGCCAGTAAGTTTTTCCAGCGCTGGCTGACCGCAATGAATATGCGCGGAAAGCTGTATCCCGATCTGATTCCGGATGGTGCCATTGGTCCCCGAACCATCACCGCGCTTAAGGGATACCTTTCCGCCCGCGGGAAAGAGGGTGAACAGGTTCTGTTGCGTGCGCTGAACTGCAGCCAGGGTGCCAGATACCTCGAACTGGCGGAGGGCCGCGAAGCCAACGAGGATTTTCTCTACGGCTGGGTTAAGGAGCGTGTCCTGTGAAGATGATCATTTTCGCTTTGCTTGTGCTGGTGGCTGTGCTCGTTCTGTTACTTCTGCGCAAATATACCCGGCTGGAGTTCGTAGGTCATGCCAGCCTGCTGCTGAAAACGTGGTCTGTAAAGCTGGGAGCTATCGGCGCGCTGATTGGTGTATGGGCGCAGTCGTTCCCGGATGCTGCGCTGCACGCCTGGGCGATGCTGCCGTCGGATATTAAAAACCTCCTGCCGCCAAACATCGTGGCATTGATTAGCCCTGCGCTGGTGGTGCTGGCGGTGCTTTCGCAATACGTGCGCCAGCCAGCATTGAAAGAGAAGGCCGACGAACTGAAGGATCCGCAGCAATGAGCTTTGAAATTATTGCTGGGCTGGTGGTCGTCATCCTGGGCGCTATAGCTGGCGCGTTCGGCATCGGCCATGCTCGCGGGACCAGTAAGGCGGAAGCCAAAGCCGATCAGCAGCGTACCGAAGAAAACGCCGCTGCTACTGTCGCCGCGGCAGAACGCCGTGCTGAAGTCACGAAAGGGGCCAGTGATGTACAGGAAGACGTTAAGCGTATGGGCGATGACGATGTTGATCGGGAGTTGCGCGAAAAGTTTACCCGCCCCGGTAGTCGTTGATACGGCCTGCAACTGGGTGCGGGTCATCTACCTGACTGACCACGATATCGATGTGTTGGATAAGCAGACCAAGCGTGACATCCTGGCGCACAACAAAGCAGTGCAGGCCAATTGCTCGCAGCTCACAGAGAAGGGTTCCAGGTAATTCAGCTACAAACGCAGAACACTTTAGGTATTGAAATTTACATGGCCACATGAACAAAAAATCAGAATACGAGACAACAGAGCGCTGAAAAATGAAAAGTTGGTATCTAAGTCAGGTGCATTAAGGCACTATGGATTTTCAATTCCTTCTATCTAAGAAGCTGCCCATGACAAGAAATTCACTCCCTCAACTTCCGCATGGTTATCGATATGGTGACGAGCACTCTATTCACCCTCATTGTGATGGGGATTATTTAGCTCCGCAGGGATATGTTATCAAGTCCGTTAACCTTGTAGATGGGGTGGTTATTTATGTGCCCATCCAACGCTACATCAAGCATCTAGATCTTTGGGTTAATGCCGAAGGAACTGTCGAATAAACTGTTAGTTACCGGCCTCGTTCGGGAGAGCTGAGAATTGCCATCAAAAGACCAGCAGAGATGCCTGGTGCTCTGGTTGAATGTTCCGGCAAGTTGAAAATGATTGGTTCAATGAGCTCTTTCGATATTTAAATGCTTTCGATAACTTAAATGAAGATATCATCACGTTATCACTGCCAGCCAACACCAAAACGGCAGTGGTCAGTTAAAAAGCAGAAAAGCCTCTCCCGGGTGGCTCCTGAGAGATTTTAGTTTTCTAACTGGTACCAACCAAAGGTCGCATTTTTTATGCGACCTTTTTTATTGTGCGTAACAGGCATCCGTAAGGAAACCGTTCAGCTTGTACACACGGCAAAGATAAATGCAAAAGCATCACAGAGGCTATTTTGTCGAATGGCTTCGATAATACTCCCCACATCGCACAGAGGTAAGACATGTCAGAGATCACTGCATCCGAGCAAATCCGCCTGGATATAATCAAGAAAGTTAATTATGACACCGCAGCGGCCAAGCTGGCCATTGACTGGGTAGGCGACAGCTATCTGAAGTCTGAGCTATTCGCTGACTCTTTCGATCGTGTTTTCACGGAAAGTGAGATTGTCTCGAAGACCCGTAAGGCCATCCAGGAAGCGACTGAGGCGCTGGCGCTGTTTGATACCATCGCAGAACAGGCGAGCTAAGGCATTACAGCAGGCATTCACTGAGTGCCTGTGATAATGTCGATGCGTTACTTAATCGAGAGGGCAAGTAAATGCAATGGACATCAGTAAAATTTAAATTACCACAGCCAACCAAACAGGTTTCTTGGTATATCGTAAATACGGATAAAGGTGTTGGCTTTGCGGAATTCAATCCCCTTACCGGATTTGGCAATATCGTGATTATTGATAACAGCCAGTATTTTAATCTTGAAATAACTCACTGGATGCCTTTACCTCCGCCACCGTCAAGCAATTAAAATACCTTGCTTTCTACCGAGTCATTACTGAGCCACTAGCTTTCGCTGGTGGCTTTTTTATTGGAGTGAATATGGCAACTAATTCACCCTGGCATCATCTCTATAACACTAAAAGGTGGTATCGACTGCGTTATCACCAGCTTCAGAAACAGCCACTCTGCGAGTTTCACCTCAGGCGAAATCAGGTGATATCTGCCACCGTTGTTGATCACATCAAACCTCACAAGGGCGATGAAACCCTCTTCCACGACCCGGACAATCTTCAGTCGCTATGCAAGCGCTGCCACGACTCGGTTAAGCAACGCATGGAGAAGGGCGGAACGGTTACCGAGTTCGACAATGAAGGCAGGGTAATCTGGTAACAGGAGCGCGCAATGCAAGACCTGAAGATTGAATACCGGGATGGCAAGCTGGTGGAACTGAGCATTGATGGTGTGAGCTTTCTTTCTGCATCCGCCATCTCCTTCAGTCATACAGCAAACGAGACGCTACCAACGATCATCCTGACAATGTCTGTCGGTGTCGGTGAGCGACTGGAGCCCCCCAGCCCTCCCCGTGAAAACCTGCGGATCATCGAGAAATGATAGCTTTTCTCATTATCAGCCCGACAGGGTGGGGGGAGGGGTAAAACTCTGGCGGCAATCGTAAAAAGACCGCGCCCCCAGTTTTCTTTTCAAAAACGTCCAGAAAAAAAGGAAAAAAGCGATGGCACAGCGAGGCAGAAAATCTCTTGCCGCGACGACGGCTGTGTCGCTTCCGGCTCTGGCTGAAAGCAGGCTGCAGCCCTCGTTACACCTTAGCGATCCAGAGATAAACGTTTGGATCAGACTGGTTAACGATAACCCGGCCAGCTCATTTACTGAAACACATCGCGACATGATGGAAATGTACTGTCGGCATGTGGTGCAGGCGAGACTGTTAACCACTCAGATCGAGGAGTTTGAGCTGGAGTGGCTGGCTCGGGATGATGGGCTGAAGCGCTACGATAAATTGCTCACGATGCGCGAACGTGAAGTACGGTCTGCGTCTTCACTGGCAACGCGACTGCGTATCACCCGGCAGGCGACTGCTGATCCTAAAACAGTAGGACGCGCCAACAAAAATCTGCCGCGGGAGAAAAAACCCTGGGAAATTGAATAAGGCTCTTCGATGGCTAAAAAAACTCTGACAAGAGCCGAGAGGAATATCCTCTGGTGCGAAAGAAATATTTATATTCCCGAAGGTAAGTTTGTCGGCCAGCCGCTGAAAATGGCTGAGTTCATGAAGGATGACTTCAGAGCCATTTTCGACAACAAGCATGGTACACGTCGCGCGATCATCAGTCGCGGGCGAAAAAACGCCAAAACGGTGGAAACCGCCATGCTGATGCTGCTCTACCTGGTAGGGCCCGAGGCTGCACCGAACTCGCAGCTGTATTCTGCGGCACGCTCACGCGACCAGGCGGCCATTCTGTTTAACCTGGCCTCGAAGATGTGCCGGATGAACCCGGTACTAATGCAGTACGTTGCGATCAAGGATTCAGCAAAAGAAATCCACTGCCCTGAGCTGGGTTCTTATTACCGCGCACTGAGTGCCGAAGCTACCACGGCCTACGGTTTCTCGCCGCGATTTGTCGCACACGACGAACTGGGCCAGGTTCGTGGGCCGCGAGACCCGCTTTATGAAGCGCTGGAAACCGCCACCGCTGCACAGGATAACCCTATTTCGATAATCATCAGCACCCAGGCGCCCGATGCGAGCGACCTGCTTAGCCTGCTGATTGATGATGGACTGACCGGAGCCGATCCCCGGACGGTGGTCCGGCTTCAGACCGCGCCGGAAGATATCGATCCTTTCTCTGTTGAGGCCATCAGGCTGGCAAATCCGGCCTTCGATGTGTTCATGAACCAGAAAGAAGTGCTGGATATGGCCGCCAGTGCGAAACGCCTGCCGTCTCGCCAGGCAGAGTTTGAGAACCTTGTGTTAAACCGCAGGGTTGAAGCGAAAAGCCCCTTCGTTAGCCAGAGTGTCTGGCATATGAACAAGGAGGAACCCGGCGAACTGGCGGGGGCTACCGTCTGGGGCGGTCTCGATCTTTCCAGCGTGTCAGACCTGACCGCACTGGTGCTGAACACCACGCAGGGCGATGTGCACTGTAAGTTCTGGCTACCGGAGGAAGGGCTGGCAGATAAGGCGCGTAACGATCGTGTGCCTTATGACATATGGGCGAAGCAGGGCTGGCTAAACACGACACCAGGTAAGGCTATCGAGTATGGATTTATCGCCAGGGAGCTGCGGCGCGTTTTTGATCTCTGTAACGTCAGGGCGCTGGCGTTTGACCGCTATAACATGCGATTCCTTCGCCCGCATCTCATCGATGCTGGTTTCACAGATGTGGAGCTCGAACGATTCGTAGAGTTCGGTCAGGGGTTTGTTTCCATGTCGCCTGCTCTCAGGGAGCTGGAAGCCAAACTGCTCGGTGCGCAGTTGAAGCACGGCAATCATCCGATCCTCGAAATGTGCGCCAAAAACGCCACGGTAATCACTGACCCTGCCGGTAACCGAAAGTTTGTAAAAGGTAAGTCGAGCGGACGTATCGACGGCATGGTCGCGCTGGCGATGTCTATTGGCGCGCAGACCAGTGACGAGGTAGAGGAGCAGGGTGACGTTAATGATTTCATTTACAACTTTTTGAGCGTGTAAAAATGGCAGATACCGATTACAGCATTGACCTGCGGACGCGATCGCCATTCTGGGCGCGCATGGCCTCTATCCTGACCGGCGGTCGCCTGGTGACACCCGATAAGGGCTCGCAAATGGCGGGTACGTCAGCGCACGGTGTGGTTGGTGATTCTGTTGTGACTGATGAGCGTAATATGCAAATCAGTACGGTATGGGCCTGCATCAGGTTAATCTCCACCGTAACAGCATCTTTACCACTCGATGTTTATCAGACCAAAAATGATCAGCGCACGAAAGTGGACAACAGTCACCCCCTTGCGAAACTGCTGAGATTCCGTCCCAACAACTTCATGACCGCTCTTGAGTTTCGCGAAGCAATGACTATGCAGCTATGTGCCTACGGCAACGCCTATGCACATGTTGAGCGAAACGGTGTTGGTGACGTGATTAGCATGGTTCCACTGATGAGCGCCAATATGGAAGTTCGGCTCAGCGATAACGGTAGAAATATTATCTACCGCTACCGACGGGACACTGAATACGCTGACTTTTCACAGAAAGAAATTTTTCATCTCAAAGGATTTGGCTTCAATGGACTGACTGGTCTTTCGCCGCTGGCGTTCAGTGCGAAGTCTGCTGGTGTGGCCATAGCGATGGAAGATAACCAGCGTGAATTTTTCGCCAACGGTGCGAAGTCTCCGCAGATCCTGATGACTGACGGCAAGGTGCTGACGAAAGAGCAGCGCGGGCAGCTGGAGGAAAACTTTAAGGAGATTGCTGGTGGCCCGGTCAAAAAGCGGCTTTGGATCCTTGAGAGCGGCTTCACCACGCAACCTATCGGCGTTTCGCCTCAGGATTCAGAAATTCTGGCTGCGCGTAAATTTCAGGTCGCCGAACTGGCGCGATTTTACGGCGTGCCTCCACATCTGGTCGGCGACGTGGACAAAACCACCTCCTGGGGATCGGGGATTGAACAACAAAACCTGGGCTTTCTCCAGTATACCCTCAAACCCTACCTTGATCGGTGGGAGTACAGTATTGAGCGCTGGCTGGTCAAAGAGTCAGAACAGGGCGTCATTCACGCCGAGCATAACCTCGACGGGCTGTTGCGCGGTGATTCAACAAGCCGGGCATCATTTATGCAAATCATGGTCAACACCGGGATTCGTACCGTTAACGAGGTTCGAAGGCTGGATAACCTGCCGCCGCTGCCCGGAGGTGATGTGGCGACACGGCAGTCGCAGAACGTGCCCATTACCGATCTCGGAACAAACAAAGAGCCCCGCAATGCCGGGGCTTAATTTTTATGGGGGCTATGATGCCTGACATTCAGAAGACGCTGGCTTTCGACCAGACAGAAATCAAGTTCATCGGCGACGGCAGTAAGGGAACATTTGAAGGGTATGCCTCGGTTTTTAATAACACCGACGCCGATGGCGACATTATTTTGCCTGGTGCGTTCGCTGGTGTGATTGCTAATCAGAGCCGCAAGGTGGCCATGTTCTTTAACCACCAGACACGCGCTATCCCGGTCGGTAAATGGGATGCCATGCATGAAGATGACAAGGGGCTATTTGTCCGTGGTCAACTTACTCCAGGGCTTAGCCTGGCCGAAGACCTGAAAGCTGCCATGCAGCATGGCACGGTTGAAGGGATGTCTGTGGGGTTTTCCGTTGGGCCTGATGATTACACCGTTGGCACGTCAGGGCTCATCTTCAAAAACATCTCTTACCTGCGGGAAATTAGCGTCTGTACTTTCCCGGCCAACGAGCTCGCTGGTGTAACGGCCATGAAGAGCATCGACAGCATCAAATCTATTCGCGATGCGGAGGCCTGGCTGAGGGATTCAGTCGGGCTTTCGCGTTCAGAAGCACAGGCATTTATCGCCCGTGTTAAGTCTGCAGGCCGAAGCGAGTTCGGTAGCGACGACATTGACGCGCTGGCACAGCGCATTAACTCATTTGCCGCTAACCTGCGGACACCTTAACGGAGTGACACATGTCTGAATTATCTGTACTGGAAAAAGCTATCGAAAACTCCCAAAAAGAAGTAAAGGAGCTTATCGAAGAACAGCGTAAATCCATCAACCAGACCGGTGAAATCAACAAGCAGCTGCAGATCGATCTGACGAAAGCACAGGAAGAACTGAAAGCCACCGGCACCCGCCTGTTCGATCTTGAGCAGAAACTGGCCGGAAACTCTCCTGATCAGACTGCGCAGAAGTCATTTGCTCAGCGCGTATCTGAAGACCTGATGAAGGGCTGGGACGGCTCGCGTACCAAAGCGAAAGTTACCAGTTTTGATAAAGCGATTGGTTCGGGTGCAGCGTCGGCAGGTGCCCTGGTCCAGCCGCAGCAGCTGCCGGGTATTCTTATGCCTGGTCTTCGCCGTCTGACCGTGCGTGACTTGCTGGCACAGGGGCGTATCACCAGTAACGCGCTGGAATACGTGCGCGAAAACGTGTTTACCAACGCTGCAGCACCAGTGGCAGAAGGTACCCTCAAGCCGGAAAGCAACATCACTTTCACCAAAGAAACGGCGAACGTGAAAACTATCGCCCACTGGATCCAGGCATCGCGCCAGATCATGGATGATGCCCCGGCGCTCGAGTCTTACATCAATTCCCGCATGATGTACGGACTGGCGCTGGTGGAAGAGAACCAGATGCTGAACGGGGACGGTACCGGCGATAACCTGCAGGGGCTCAACGTAGTAGCGAACGACTACGAAACCACACTCAACGCAACCGGAGATACTGGCGCTGATGTTCTGGCACACGCCATCTATCAGGTATCGCTGAGTGAGTTCGAAGCCGACGGCATCATTCTGAACCCGGCGGACTGGCATCGTATTGCTCTGCTGAAGGACGCTAACGGAAATTACATCCTCGGCGGCCCGCAGGCGTTTGCCTCGAAAGTGCTTTGGGGGCTTCCGGTGGTGTCGACCACGGCGCAGACGGCAGGCAAATTCACCGTTGGCGCGTTTGGCCTGGCGTCGCAGGTTTGGGATCGCATGGATGCCACCATCGAGATCAGCAACCAGGACCGCGATAACTTCGTTAAAAACATGCTGACCATCCTTTGCGAAGAGCGCCTGGCGCTGGCCCACTATCGCCCGGCAGCGATTGTGACGGGTGATATTGCTGTCAGCACTGGTGCATAACAAAAGGGCGCGGCCAGCAATGGCCGCGTAAACGCGATGAAAATTAAAGCTCTCCGTATGTTCTCGCATTATCACCTGGGTACGGTATCTCAGGGGGAAATCCGCGAGGTGCATAAAGAAATCGGCGAAGTACTGGTGAAACTGCATCTGGCCGAGGCGGTTGAGCCGGAAAAGGCAACGGACTCTGGTTCTGCAGAGCCTGCAAAAGCCAAACCAGGGGGTAAAGGTGGAAATAAGCGAGGAACAGCTGGCGCAGATAAAGGCGCATCTGAAGGTTGATGGTGACGACGAAGATACGCTTATTTCTGCCTATGCGTCGGCCTCCATCGATTATGTTGAGCGGTTCTGCGACGGTGCGCTGGTCGAAACATTAACGCCGCCAGTGGAAGGGGAAACTCAGCCCCGTGAGGTTATTTTTACTTCCGGCATCTGGGCGGCAATGCTTTTGCTGATTGGACACTGGTATGCGAACCGCGAAGCGGTAGCGCAGAACCTATCGGAAGTTCCGCTGGGCGTTGAGGCGCTGCTGATTAGGCACCGGAGGTGGAACTAATGGGCTGCTCAGGATGTGCTAAACGGCGTGAGTGGTTAAAAAAGTGGACGAAAATAGCCTATGAACGAGCAACTGGTAAACGCGCTGATAGCAGCGCTGAGAGAACAAACAACAGCACAGCGAGAGCAGACGGAAGCGATAAACCGCCTGGCTGAGTCTAACGTCGCCCTGTCCGATGTAATTATCCAGTCGCTTGCCGGCGATCTCGATGAGGCGCCAGAGCAGCAAACCTATCTGAGCGGGAAACCCAGGGGGTGATATGCAGGCCGGAAAATTGCGTCACAGGATCACCCTGCAGGAACCGGTCAAAGAACAGAACCCGACAACGGGAGCCGTAATTAATACCTGGCGCGATGTCGCAACCCTTTGGGCCGAAGTCGCTCCTTTATCCGCACGTGAGTTTATCGCCGCCCAGGCCTCTCAGGGCGAAGTTACCACCCGGATAACGATTCGTTACCGTGAGGGTGTTACCCGCAAACATCGGATCCTGTTTCGTGGCCGCATCTACAACATTGAGGGCGTTTTACCTGATCCACGGAGCGGCAGGGAATACCTGACACTGCCTTGTTCAGAGGGGGCTAACGATGGCTGATGGCGTGGAAGTAAACCTGACCGGCCTCGATTCCGTCCTGGGGAAACTGGATGCCGTCTCACAGGTCACTCGCGATAAATCCGGTCGTGCAGCGCTGCGTAAAGCGGCAAACGTCATCAGGGACAGAGCGCGCAATAATGCCGCGCGGGTTGATGATCCTCTCACCAAAGAGGCTATCTACAAAAACATTGTGGTCAGTTTCAGCAGCAAGGCATTTCGCAGAACCGGCGATCCAACGTTTCGTGTCGGGGTGATGGGCGGCGCCAGGCAATACGCCAATACAAAGGCCAACGTCCGAAAAGGCAGGGCGGGTAAAAGTTTTAACACTGCCGGAGATAAAGGTAATCCCGGCGGGGATACCTGGTACTGGCGATTCCTGGAGTTCGGCACAGAACATGCTGCAGCGAGGCCAATAATTAGGCCTGCACTGAATGGGGTCGATGCCGATGTGATTAACGTTTTTGCTTTGGAGCTGGAAAAGTCCATCGATCGCGCTGTACGACGGGCGGCTAAAAAAGGAACTCCGGTATGATTGCTCCAATATTTGCAGTTTGCGCAGCCAGCCAGGCAGTCAGGGATTTGTTAGGTTCTACTCCCGTGCGGCTTTATCCGTTCGGTATGCAGGACGACAATATCGTTTATCCCTACGCAGTCTGGCAAAACGTAGGTGGCTTCCCTGAAAATTATCTAAACCAGCGGCCAGATGCAGATCACTATTCTCTGCAGGTTGATGTCTATGGTGATACTGACACCGATGTGATCGCCGTTGCCCGCGTTTTGCGTGACGCAATTGAGGGCAAGGCCTATATCACCCGATGGGGTGAACAAAGCCGCGATCCTGAAACAATGCGATACCGCTATTCCTTCGATGTTGACTGGATAACGACCAGATAACCAACAACCCCAAACTGACCCGCCTTGTGCGGGTTTTTCTTTTATGGAGACAAAACATGTCTGTATTAACGCAAGGCACGCAGTTTTTTGTGCTCAAGTCTGGCGTGGTCAGCGAGGTTGAATGCATCACCAGTTTCAACCCCGGCGGGAACCCTGCCGATCAGATTGAAGATACCTGTCTGAGTGAACGGGATTCCAGAACCTACAAAAAGGGGCTTAAAACGCCTGCGGCCGCAACCGTCGGGCTTAACGCTGATCCGACGAACGCCAGCCACATTATGTTGCATGGCCTCGCTGAAGCGAATGACCAGACGCCGTTAACTTTTGCGGTTGGCTGGTCAGATGGAACCAGTGTCCCGACAGCCGCCGCTCCTGGCGCTGAGGATGCTGTTGATGGCCTGGTGCTGCCATCGGATCGCACCTGGTTCATTTTCCAGGGTTACGTTTCTGACTTCCCGTTTGATTTTCAGGGTAACGCTGTTGTGACGACCTCCGCCACGATCCAGCGGTCTGGCTCTTCCGTATGGGTGCCTAAGGCCGCAGCGTAATTAATATGCCCGGTTATCCGGGCTTTTCTGTTCAGGAGCTGAAATGCAACTTACTCTCGATACGTTAAAAGAAACCGGTGCCTTTACCGGGCGTCCCGTGGAAAAAGAAATTAAGTGGAAAGGCCGTGACGGGAAAGAGCATATCGCAACCGTCTATGTGCGCCCGATGGGCTACCACACCACTAAAGCTGAACTGTTGGCGTATAACGGGAAATCGGACCCGATTGCTGAGCGCATTGCGGCGCATATTTGCGATCAGGACGGCGCCCCAGTGTTTACCGCGGCTGACATTCTTGGGACTGCTACCCCGGATCGTGGGGCGCTGGACGGTCCGATTGTTATGGCCCTCCTGGCTGCAATTCATGATGTAAACGAACTGGGAAAGACTACGAGCTAACCGGCGAGGATGAATTCTGGTGCGAACTGGTGATGAATGGCATCGGCGGCCGCACCATCGCAGAGGCTCAGGAGCGGATGAGTCGCAGGGAATTTCTGGTTTGGCTCAAGTACCGTGAGAAGTACGGACCGCTCAATATCATGATGCGTACCGAGTGGGGGGCGTCGCTGGTGGCGTCTGTCCTGGCTAACATCAATAAGGCAAAGAACACGCCGCCGTTCAAGGTAAGTGACTTTGCACCGCACATCAACGAAGCGCCATTATCTCTGGAAGAGGCCATGAAATCCTGGGACTAATTATTGTTTTTGCCTTTAAAAAAATCCTGCTACCCTTTTGGTAACTATTATCACGAGGGAATGATATGAAGAGTTCAGGGCAGTTGTTATCGCTGGCAGGTATAATTCTCGCGGTGTACTCATTGTTCTTTATGGATGTGAGTGTTGAGGTTGGCGATGGTACAAGAGTTAATAATATTGGGCTAATGGCTCAACAGCAAAACTATTTATTAGTTGCGGCTGTTCTTTTTCTTGCTGGTATCTTTATTTCATTCTCAGGGAGAAAGAAGTCATTGCAAGAGGTAGATTTCACTAAAATAGAATCTTTCTCATCAGATGACTTTGTTTCTTTGAAAGATGGTGAACCATGTCTTAATATCTTGGCTGTAGACAATCTTGCAATGATGTTTTTAAAAAAACATAGTTCAAGTAGTGTTAATGATATCCTTTTTATGAATATGCCTTTAATCGATAGGTTAGAACAAGGTCTCCCTGAACCACTAAGGAAAGATTTTAAATCTACCCTTAAAAGGAGGTTAAAGGACAATTGTTAAAATAACGCCCGCTAAAAGCGGGCTTTTTTTCACTTGGAGAATTTATGGCTGGCAAGTCACTGGGAACTCTGACTATCGACTTGGTTGCAAAAGTTGGTGGATTTGTTTCAGGGATGGATAAAGCTGAGCGTGCATCAGCCAAGTGGAGCAAGCAGGTACAAGATGATGTGGCAAAATCCAGTGCTGCACTAGCAGGTATAGGGGCAGCAGCTATTGCAGCTGGGCTGGCTGTTGGCGCATCCGGATTTCAATTACTGAAATCCACATCCAGGCAAATAGCAGAAACTGACCGCTGGGCTAAATCATTACAATTATCTACCCAGGAACTTCTTGCTTGGCAGTTTGCAGCTGAAAAGGCTGGTGTCTCCGGTGACCAAATGGCTGATATCTTCAAGGATATTGGTGATAAGATTGGTGACGCGGTATTAAATAAATCAGGTGAAGCTGTTGATGCGCTCAACGCTCTTGGATTATCTGCGGAAAAACTATCAAAAGTCAGTCCAGATAAACAATTGCTCGCTATCGGTGAATCTTTGGAGAAAATTAGTACTAATGCCGAGAAGACCACCATTCTTGAAAGTTTGGGTAACGACCTTTCAAAATTACTTCCTTTGTTTGATAACAACAACCAAAAACTCAAACAGTTTATTGACCTTGCTAAAGATTATGGTGTTGCTCCTGATCCATCCTCTATTGATGATTTAGTAAAGGTTAATCAACTTTTTGAAGATATGGAGGCTCAGGTTGCAGGGCTCAAAATTGAGATTGCAGCCGGTTTGGCAAAAGTTGATCTAACTCCTTTGCAGGGCTCACTTGATAAGCTTCATGACGTCCTGACTGACCCCTTGGTTCTTCAAGGAATTTCTGATCTTGTATCGGAAGTCGCTCAACTTGCTGGATGGCTTGTAAAAGCAGCTGCAGGTGCGGGCCAACTAGCAGCCAGCACAGGAAACCGTTTTGCGGCACTTAGTGGCAAGATCGACCTAACAAATATAGACCAAGTTAATGAACGTATTGAATACCTGCAAAAAATCCTTGAAGGAAAAAAAGGTTTTTACTCTCAAAGTGAGTCTATGTTTGGTTGGATTACAGGGGTAGATGACAGCGCGAAAGCACTAAATGATGAACTGCTATCTCTTATAGAAACAAGAGATAAATTTTCTAAAGCTAGTAAATCGGTGCTGCCCCTTCAGGTAGCCACTGTGGGAACGGACAACCCATTTTCTTTACCTCCTGGTGGTACGAACGGAAAACCTGTTAAAACACCAACAAGTAAAACAGAAAATGCTTTTAACAATAGATTGCTTGATCTACAAAAACAAGCTGCCCTTATTGAAACTACTGGTAAAAAAACAGCTGAGGTTACCGAGCTCGAAAAAATAAATTTTGATATTACCAGTGGCAATCTTAAAAAATTGTCAGAAGCTCAAAAAGAACAGCTTCGCACTGCTGCAAAAGCCCTGGATTCTAAAAAGGAAGAGCTTAGGCTTAATCAGGAAAATGCCCTGGTTGCGGAATATGTTTCCGGCTTAGAAAGGCAGAATAAGTTAGTGCAGCAAGGATTTGATAATGAAATTGTTGGCCGTTATTCTGGTGGTCGTGAGCGATCACGCATGCAGGATAATAATGATATACAGCAGGATTTTGCATATCAACAGGATGATCTTTTAAATCAGCTCCAATCTGGAGATATAGACCAAAGTCTTTACGATAAAAAGAAAGAAGCATTACAGAATTCTCTTGATGAGAGGCTTAAAATACAGGAGGAATATTACAAGAAGCAGGATGAGTTACAAAATGATGGTGCTGCTGGTTTTATATCAGGGCTAGCAACGCAAATAGAAGCATCTATGGATTTATACACCAACATGCAGCAGGTTGGTGCACAGGCATTTAGCAGCTTAACGGATATGATTATTGACTGGGCAGAAACCGGAAAGTTAAATGTTAAAGATTTTGCTTCGACATTTCTGCAATCTGTTGGTAGCACACTTCTTTCTTACGCTGCTGCCCAAGTTGCAATGGCGGGTTTGCAGGCCTTTACAGCAATGATCGGCGTGCCGTTTGTTGGACCCGAAATAGCAGGACCGGCAGCAATAGCCGCAACTGCGGCTGCTGGAGTACTGGCGATAGGTGTTGGTACAGCCCTTCAGGGCCAGGCTCACGACGGTATCGACTCTGTGCCCGAAACTGGAACCTGGCTCCTGCAGAAAGGTGAACGCGTTACGACTGCTAAAACCAGCGCCAAACTTGATGCCACTCTGGATCGAGTAGCAAACCAGTCAACAGGGGGCGGCGCGATTTATTCGCCCACAATCAATATCCCCATCAATGGTAACCCTTCCGATGCTACTTTGGCGCTGGTCCGTAAAGCTGCAGATGAGGGGGCAGAAAGGGGATACCGGAAGGCGGTTAATTCAGTCGCAAGCGGTCAGGGTGATTTGCATAAGGCCTTGATGGGGAAAACTACCTCGGGGAGGAAAATTAGCTAATGGCTATCACCACAACGCTTTATTACCCCTCCGCTTACCTGCCTGGACCGCTTAAAGAGAGCTTTGGTTTAACTCCTGTATCTCCTCTGAAACGGACACAGATGGTAACTGGCCGGGCACGACAGCGGCGTGCCTATACTTCGACACCAACCCAAACAGATCTGGCCTGGATTTTTTCTGACGCCCAGGCCCAGGCCTTTGAGGCGTGGTTTCGGGATGAGTTATCAGATGGGGCTGCGTGGTTCAACATACCGTTATTAACGCCTGTAGGGCTGAAAAATTACGTGTGTCGTTTCACGGATATTTATAAAGGCCCCACGCCAGAAGGCGGATTTTACTGGAGATATACCGCGCCAGTAGAACTCTGGGAGCGCCCATTGCCGCCGTCTGGATGGGGGCATTACCCGGAATGGATCGTCGGCAGCTCACTGCTGGATATTGCGCTGAATAAGGAGTGGCCGAAGCATGACTCAGATTAAACGCCTTTACGCCAGCAGCGGCCCGGAGCTGATCATTGAAACGCTGCAGATCACCATTGGTTCTGACGTCCATTATCTGTGCCAGGGTTACGAGAACATCACAGCAACGACGGAGAACGGCGATACCGTAACGTTTACCGCCTGTGCGATAGACATTGCGCTGCCGGCGCGCAATGCTGACGGCACGCAGGACCTCAAATTTGCCTTGTGCAATATCGATGGTGTTGTGTCCACGGCGATCCGCAATGCGCTGGCTAACCGTCTGTCTGCATTTCTGACGTACCGGCGTTATATCTCCACGGATTTAGCGGCCCCTGCGGAAGTGCCGTATACGCTGAAAATCAAGTCGGGCTCCTGGACGGCGACAGAGGTGCAGATCACTGCGGGCTACATGAATATCCTCGATACCGCCTGGCCGCGATACCGCTACACGCTCCCTGTATTCCCCGGACTGCGTTATATCAGCTAAGGAATCCCAATGTTTAACCCTGATAAATACCGTTCAGTCACCTGGCTGAAGGGCGGGCGCGTATACCCGCAACTCGACTGTTTCGGCATTGTGAACGAGATACGCCGCGACCTGAATTTACCCGTCTGGCCCGATTTTGCAGGGGTCACCAAAGACGACGGCGGCCTCGACCGGGAAGCGCGCAGGATGATGCTTACCCTTGAGCGCTGCGAACCCTGCGAAGGGGCCGGGGTGGCCTGTTATTCCGGGTCGACTGTCACCCACGTAGGGATCGTGGTCAGTATCGATGGTCTGCTGCATGTGGCGGAATGCAACCCGGGTACGAACGTCACCTTTCTGCCGTTGCCGCGATTTAAGCGGCGCTTTGTTCGCGTGGAGTTCTGGCAATGACCATTCGTTTTTACCCGTCCCGGCTTCCCGGTGAACCACTCGAAACGCATGAGCATGGTGTAACCAGTATTCGCAGCTGGCTGGTGGCAAATGTTGAAGGCTACGAGGATCGGGATGTCCCACCGCTGACCGTTGAGGTTGAGGGGCTGTTAATTCCGCCAGGCGAGTGGGCTAAGTGTGTGATTCGCCCTGATAGTGATGTCAGGCTTTATCCGGTGCCTTTCGGGCTTGAGGCCGCGACAATTGCCTGGATAGGAGTGGGCATTGCCGTCGCATCTGCGGCTTATTCATTGTTCATGATGAGTAACATTGATGTTGGTGGCTATACGTCATCCACAGGTCGGAGCCTCGACCTGAACCCCGCTAAAGCAAACAGCGCGAAACTGGGTGATGCGATTCGTGAAGTTTTTGGGCGCGTGCGTATTTATCCGGATTATGTCGTACAGCCCGTTACCCGGTTTGATGCCGCCGATCCTACGAAAATGCGCGTCCAGATGCTGCTGTGTCTCGGTGTCGGTGATCTGATTTATACCACTGGCGATATCCGGGTTGGCAGTACGCCAGCTTCAACGCTGCCGGGTTTCAACATCACCTATTTTCCACCAGGCGCGGACGTTTCCGGTGATGAGCGCAGTGAAAACTGGTTCAACAGTACGGAGGTCGGCGGGACATCATCCGGTACCGGTCTGGATATGGCCCAGACGTCGCCGGACGCAGACGACATTATCGCAGACAGCATGACCGTATCCGGTTCGAGCGTAACGTTTACCGGGCTGGACACGGATGACGGCGATGACGACGACGAGAACGAAAACGCGCTACCGCCCAGCTGGGTCGCTGGCGCAGTAGTCGAACTGAAAGCCCCGGCGAACTACCAGATCACTTCGGCGGCTGGATACAGTGTTATCGCCAGCCCGCTGCTGACGGAGATCGCGCCGGTAGTAGGTATGCCGGTGACGCTGGGGTTTAACTCTGTCGATTACGATCTGTTTATCGCGTCATATACCCCCGGTCAGGCTGCAGTGCCCGGCACCGGGGGGAGTGCGGCAAAACTCCAGGCCAGTGCGGTCCCGACCACCTACGATTTTTCGACCAGCTCCAGCACGTTCACGATCACCTGGCAGGGGGTTACCTACCCGGTGTCGCTGGTGGCTAACTACGTCTCGATGTCGGGACTGCTGGCGGCCATTACCGAGGGACTCACTGGCTCCGGCCTGGTTGCGCAGGACAACGGCGGCACCGTACTGATAACCGAGGCGGCCAGTCCGTTCGTGGGCGGGGCGATCACGTCCTCTTCGCTGCCTGCAGCTGTTTTCGGTGATGCCCCGGTTTACACCTCCGGCACGGCATCAACCGGCGGCAGCCCGGCGGTAACGGCGAATGTGACGCTTGCCTATAACAGCGCCACGGGAACGGCCTTTTCCGGCATGCCAGAGGGGGTGCAACGGCTTTCACTTGCTCACCGCGGGAATGAGTACCGGATTGTCTCGGCCGACGGCACAACGGCGACGGTGGCGCGCCTGGTTTCCGGTGCCGTTGATGAGTCATGGCCGGGATTCACCGCCAGGACGATGATCGACTATGAGGCCACTGGTCTTAACGACACGCTGAGCTGGCTGGGGCCGTTCCTGGTTTGCCCTGAGAATGAAGTGGTGGATGCATTCGAGGTGAATTTCTCCTTCCCGAACGGCATCTGTGGCTTTGACAGTAAGGGCAAAAAACGGATCCGCCACGTGGAGTGGGAGATACAGTATCGCGTCTACGGTTCCGGATCGGGGTGGGTGAGTCACCAGGGCGAGTATGCGCTGAAAAACGTCAACGGGTTAGGTTTCACTGAGCGGATCACCCTCAGCTCTCCGGGGCTGGTAGAGGTTCGCTGCCGTCGGCGCAATGAGCAGGGCTCAAACAACGCCAGGGATTCGATGTACTGGCAGGCACTGCGCGGGCGACTGCTGACGCGCCCTTCATCCTATCCCGGCGTGTCGCTGATGGCGGTGACCGTTGAGACGGGGGGCAAATTGGCGGCGCAGTCGGACCGCCGCGTAAACGTGGTGGCCACGCGGGCCTATGACTCAGGAACGGCCAGAACCATTTCGGGAGCGCTGCTGCATGTCGGGAACTCGCTGGGGCTGGAGATGGATCTAGACACCATCAACGCGCTGGAGTCCGCGTACTGGACGCCACGGGGCGAAAATTTCGATTTTGCTACCGGAGACAGTATCTCAGCACTGGAAATGCTGCAGAAGATAGCCAATGCCGGGAAGTCCCGCTTCCTGTTGAGCGATGGCCTGGCGACGGTCAACCGCGAGGGGATTAAGCCATGGACCGGTGTGATCACTCCGCATGAGATGGTGGAGGAGCTGCAGAGCGGATTTACCGTGCCCTCAGATGATGATTTTGATGGTGTCGACGTGACGTATATCAACGGGACTACCTGGGCAGAGGAGACCGTTAAATGCCGGACGCCTGATAATCCCACGCCGGTGAAAATCGAGAACTACAAACTCGATGGGGTACTGAATCAGGATCACGCCTACCAAATCGGGATGCGCCGCCTGATGAAATACCTGCAGCAGCGGGTGACGTTCCAGACCACTACCGAGCTGGACGCGCTGTGCTACAACACGGGCGATCGCATAGTGCTCACGGATGATATTCCGGGTAACAACACGATTTCCTGTCTGGTGGAGGCGATGACAACGGCTGGTGGCGTGACAACGTTCACCGTTACGGAGCCGCTGGACTGGTCTTTCGAAAATCCCCGCGCGCTGATCCGCTATCAGGATGGCTCTGCATCTGGGCTGATGGTGGCGAGCAGGGTGGGTGATTTTCAGCTGTCAGTCCCGCACCTGAGCGAGTTTGATGACCCGATGAAGGTTGACCTGTCGTCGGCAACCATCGAGCCGATCCGCCTGGTGTTCTGCGGCTCAACGCGCCACGTCTACGACGCCATTGTAGAGGAGATCGCGCCGCAGTCTGACGGCACCTGTCAGATCACCGCAAAAGAATACCTCGAATCGTTCTACCAGTACGACGACGCCACATACCCCGGCGACGCTGCTTAATACCAAAAAAATCCCTTTCAACTTTTCTTTCGCTCAAACCCTCGTTTGGGCGAAGCCTCTTTTTGGAGCAAAAAACATGGCCTTTAACCCGGAGCTGGGGAGCACGTCTCCCGCTGTGCTGCTCGATAACGCCGAGCGTCTGGATAAGCTGGTCAATGGGTCTGCGCTGACTGAGCCGGATCGCGCTGGCGTTGAGCTGGATACCTGGCGCGGAATGATGGCGAAAAATGATCAGGTTACTGAAGACGCCCGCAAAAGTATTACTGCGCTGGGATTACCCTATTCGACATTATCGGAAGCACAGGCAGCCGTGAACAACGGTCAGATACCGGTGGACTCAGTTTGCTATGTCCGCAGCACTGACGACGCAGTCGCAATTGAGTATTTAAACGAAGCCGGAACACTGGTACCTACCGGGAATGTATTACCCTCAGAAGAAACCATCGACAAAAAGCTCAATCAGCGACTCGTCCCGGGTCAATACCTGCCGACATGGTTTCCTGTTTTTTTCGATCGAAACAGAAATGTTTACGCGTGGTTTGATGGTGGACGTTGGGACGTTGCTGATTTTGGCGCTAATGCACGAACCATCATTGAATCAGTACCTAACGCCTGGGCACAAAAATTTCTCCCCCAGGGAGACTACTCTCCAAATTACTTTCCGTTTGTTCACGACAGAATTGGAAATGTTTATGCATGGTTCCATAAAGGTATGTATGACGGTTATGGATTTGGGCCAAATATTGAAAAGTATATCTTAAATCTTGTCGGTGGGGCTTCTGCACAATCAGACAGTTCATTTATTGAAGGAGACCAGTATAAGTTCAACTTTAAAAAAGGTCGTGTTTTCAGTGGGCAGGCAGCGAGTGTTAATACCGCATTTTTTGGTGACTCATGGAACGAAAAAAACACGATTCCACAATCATTAATTAATGTTCTTGGTGGGATATATAAAGACCCGGCCTGGATAAGTTGCTCTAACCGCGCTGATGGTGTCATGACTGGCATATCGCCTGTCGTTGCAACAAACTTTACGAAATATGATGGAGGGAGTAATAACACGAACCCGCCACCGTATGGATGCGGACCTGATGGGAATGGGTATTACAATAACAATACTGTTGGGTCTCTGGCCTGGACCGGTATTACAGCAACCGATCTTTCAGTTTTCTATTATGATGGTTCCGGTTCGTTTACCATCACAATTGATGGCGGCACACCTGTAACAGTCAATGGTGCGAACACCGGAGCAGCTAAAAAGCACGATATCAGTGGGCTATCCGCAACAGCCCATAGCGTAACGATTCAGAGCCTGGGAAGTGGGGTTGTATCCATTTTGGGGATGTATGGGAAGAACAGCGCTGTGCGTTCCGGCGTAACAGTTTCAAGGATGGGGAATGGCGGGGCTATAGGAAGTGATTTCTTTAATTTTTCTGAGTGGATCAAACCTGTTGCACAGTATCTCGATATTGATTTGTTGTTCGTCATCCTTGGTACAAACGATTTCAGGTTAAGCAAGGGGACAACGCAATATAGAAATGGACTGGTGGAAATAATTACAAAGTTTCGGGAAGCTACGCCCGGCATCTGTATTTGCCTGGTGTCACCGGGTCACTGTAATGCAACTGGTACTCCAGCTCTGTCAGAGTACGATGCTGTCATGCGTGAACTGGCTGTTGAGTATAACGTCAACTTCATTAGTGGATATCAGCTATTCCCGAAAACGTACGATAACAGCAATGGGGCCTGGGAGGATGGTTTGCACCTGAGCTCTCTTGGCGCATATATATTGACAAATAAAATCAAAAAAGAATTTTTTCAGGAGTAATTATGCCTATTACAGCCATTTTACTTGATATGAACGGTCCCGTCATACCGGGGATGAAAACCCTTGATGACTTTACTATTTCAAACTGGTTCGTCGGGCTCCCGGATGTCAGTGCAACACCGTTCGCGGGTTATTATTTTGGAGAGCCAGCGCCTGATATCACTTATAACTCCTATAACAAAAACGCTCCGGCCGTCATCAATGGTTCTCTGAATAATGCTGACGGTTATATCTCTGTTAACAATACTGATTATCTGGATACAAGCCAGAAAGCACCTTTGACGCTGACAATCTGTGGTGTGGCTAAACGGAATGCCGGAGGGGCTTCACTGAACGCCCATATGATCGCAGATTTTTCAGGAAACGGTTCAGCAGCGAGTGGCTTTTCAATTGGCTTCACGAACGGGACCGGAAATCTGTTCTGTGTAGGCCAGAATAATGGCCAGTCCTCGGCCGGGTACGCCTATGCGGCATTCCCGGCATCAATTGCCGTAGGTGATCTGTTCGCGTTTGCTGCCTCGATAACCCAGGGGACAGCAACCATTGATATTTACAACCCGCAGACAGGGGCACTGATATCATCATCAGCTGCTTTCCCTGGTACCCGAGTGGCCGGAACAAATAATGTCCTGCTGGGGAGGAAAACTGATAACAACAACGAAACAACGACCAAGTATATCAAGTCGGTTTTGTTGATGGAGGGCGTGCTTACTTCAGCAGAGAAGGTTTCTGTTGCGCAGTTCTTATTGTCGATGGATTAAAAAACTCCCCCGGAGGCACACCGGGGGAAAATACTGAATGACATTATTGCTGTGTGCGTCTTTGCGCACACATTATCTTCTAAGAAAATTCTCTTTATTTCCAGATATTTCTCAATCAAGTACTTTGTTTCGCCATTGATGGTTGTATCAGCTAAAGCTATAAATTCCAGGCTGCCAGAACAGGAGCAACCAGAGCATCGCCCCACTGTGCTCCCCCAAGCTCACCGGGGTGGACATCGTCAGGTAACGATACAGTCTGAACACCCGTATCACTGGTTGCTGTGATAGTTTCGTTCATCCCGTATTTGTAGCTCAGCTGTGCCCATGCAGGGGCGACGAGAATTTTCTCGCTGATACGGTTATCAAACTTGCGCAACTTCTGCGTGATCCATTTAGCAAAGTCAGGCCAGTTCTGCGGGGCACTGACTCCTGACCAGCCAAATGCCTGATGAGAAATAACGAAGCGGGAATTCGCTATTTTCTCCCTGAATTTGGCGATCATGAATTCCTGCGCGTCAACGGTCTGCTGAGGCGTATAGCTGTAGTAGAGGTCGTTATATCCGAGTTGAATGACCACCACCAATTTATCGCTGGCGCTCACCCCTGACGCCGCCATCCACGCAGTCACATCAAAAATGTGGTACCCCGCCAGATTAGGGTTATCTGCATAGCTCTGGCCAGAATAGGCCTTGTCGTAACAGTACTGAGGATAAGCGGCGAAATCGGCAGCTACTGCATCTCGCAGAAAAGGTTGGCTGAAGTTGGTTTTCTGAGTCTTGCCGATATAGTCGAACGTCGTCCAGCCCCCACGGCCGTCAAATGGGATGCCATCCGCCGGTGTATTTGGAAGTGTATACCCTCCATCGTCTGTCATGCCGCGTGTTTTTCGGGAACCTGCGCCCGCATATGTAGCCCCTGTCGTGTTGAGGGCAAAATAAAGCCACGGAACGCACCGTTCTCCAAGACTATCCATTATTGTGGCGACTTTTACGTTTCCTGTCTGAGTCGCCGCCAGTTTAGTGAACGCAGCTTTCTTCCGGAATACATTTCCAGAACCGTCTGCCCGCGCGTTGATGTTAAGCGTTGGCCCATTAATTTCCGATGGCATTATCATCGCGTCAGGAACTACATCTTTAAGCAGTACCGATTTACCTTCATACCCATGACTGGAAAGAACGATGTCTGTGTTGTTGTGCCATGGTCGGGTACCACTGACCATATTGGCACCGTAAAAACGTAGCGGGCGACCATCCACTGCATAGAAGTATGCAGGGAAAATCACATCTGTATTTTGATCGGTGGCCTGGCCGTTCTCCAGAGCTGTTACGCGGCTGTCAAGGGAAGCCGAAGCGGCCATCAGGCCATAAAGGATAGCCGTTGCTGGCGTGAAAAATACCCCGTTTGCAGAGATAGGGATCATCGTTACGTCAGCAGAATATCCCCCAGCTTTGGCTGATGAGTATACACCCCAACCGGAAAATACCTGCCCCGAGGCTATCGGCAAGTCAATTTCATGATAATCCCCATCAGCTACCAGAGTTCTTTCATTTGCCCCCCAGTTGCTTCCGTTCCTGCTCTGAATTTTTAAAGCTGCATTCGATGAAGATATTTTGTACATCATCTTTACGGTGTTCAATCCGCTGATATTGTCCACCGTGCTTATTGCCTGTTTGTAAGCCACACCTGCATCACTTAACGTGTAGGTGTAAGGTGAGCTTTTTACAAATGAATCAAATGTTGAGCTTTGGGACAGTATGGCCAGAACAGCGTTAGCTGATGCCACTGCCGAATACAGCGAATCAATCTGCTCTGTCAGCGCATTTTTTTGCCCGTAGTTTACTTCCGCGAAAAAAGACCCTGCGGATATTTCCGCCCTGGTATACAGTTTTAACTGTTTTGTGTCTGCCGCGGCCACGAGTGTAATGGTCTGCCTGGCACCACCGCCGGCGAGTTGCACTTCGTCACCCGTCCATGCGCTGCCGTTCGCTAATCTAGCGAATAATCGCCCGGCTGTGGCATCCAGAGAATAGCTAAAAGTCAAAGAGCCGCCAGAGGGCACGTTAATATTCGCATACATCTCCGAATAGACGCCCGTCGAATTGACGTAGTTTACTCGGTTGTTATTAACCTGCGAGAAAACAGAGAATGGATATCCGGTATTATTAACCCACGAATCCACAGAACCAATACGCACCTTCCCATTTAAACTGGAAATGCTATCCAGTGAGTTAAGAATTGCTGTGGTAATAGCATTCTTCTTCGATGCGTAGGCGATAATCGATAACTGAACAGTGGTTGCAAGCCTTGTATTCACCCCGATAGCCAGAAGTGTTGCTGTAGCTGCGGTGGCGGTAAGTTGCACTTCCTGCCAGTCATTTGAAGAGGTCAGCGTTGGCTGATTACTCACAAATGTGCCGTTCAGCGATGTTTTTAATCCAATGGTTGGGGCGCCGCCGGTTCCGCTGTATTTATAACGGACAGTGATAATATCCCCTACAGCAACAGGAGATAATAAAGCTGAGTAAGCCTCTCGGTACGCAATAGTGCTTACAGCAGCTACATTCATAGATACCGCGTTTTCATTCGGCGATGACAATGTATCAAAGGGATAAAGGTTGTTATTAACCCACGAATCAACAATACCAATGACCATTGATGACTGTGACGGCATTTTACGGCCGGTAGGTTGTAAAGCTCCTGCTGTATTAATTACCTCAATAGCAAGCGCGGAATCATCAGGGCTGCGGTAATACGTGGCGCTTCCTGTCGGAATATTCGCGATATCCGCCTGCGCCGCTGCCAGGGTCATATACTGCTTACTGAGCGGGATCAGAGTTTGATGGATACCACGCCAGGTATACAGCAGTTCACCAGCGCGGTCGGGAAAGGTTAACTCTGAGGACTGCATAAGCTGATCGAGGCGCCTGACATTATCCATAAAAATCTGAGGGTCTGCGGTGCCCAGCGGCGGGATAAACTCGGCCATGTTTTTTGCTCCAAAAAAGGCGTTCGCCCAAACGAGGGTTTGAGCGAAAGAAAAGTTGAAAGGGATTTTTTTGGTATTAAGCAGCGTCGCCGGGGTATGTGGCGTCGTCGTACTGGTAGAACGATTCGAGGTATTCTTTTGCGGTGATCTGACAGGTGCCGTCAGACTGCGGCGCGATCTCCTCTACAATGGCGTCGTAGACGTGGCGCGTTGAGCCGCAGAACACCAGGCGGATCGGCTCGATGGTTGCCGACGACAGGTCAACCTT